TTTTTGAAATTGAATATCATAATAATACACCTCACTTTGGATTACATTGAATAAGCACGCCCGTTTCAGGATTTATGGATACTGCACATTTATCTGTAACAAATAGCTGAGATATTTTAGGTTTACCATCTTCATCATATAAAATGTTACCGTTTTTATCCCTGCTAATTTTGGGTTTCATTGCTTTACCATTGGTCAAAGCATCCTGAATATCTTGAAGTTCAACGCCAAGACGTTTCTTACCCGTATCAGGATCTTTGATTACACCAATAACACGTTCAATGAAATGATCCGATTGCCCAGTTATTTCAATACCGTTAGTTGTAGTTAAACCAACAAGACTGTTGTTAATCTCATTGTGCAACTTCTTATAATGATCGTAACCTACAAGCGGAGAAAATTTTCCCTTTTTTACAGAAGTAATATATGCATTCATCAATTTGCACTCAGGAGAGTTATTATACTTCATATTTTCAAAAATGTCAAGGCTTTTCGGCGGATTTTCTATGCCGTAGCTTTTCATTTGCTTAACAAAGTAACGATTATTCCCATATACCGCTTTCTGCGAAACACTCTTGTTAAATCCAACAACCCGAACTCTGTCCTTTTCGGAATAAAGATCGTTCGTATCGCAAAACTCAGACAGCCGTTTTTCCTTAGTTTTCAGTATAGCCGAGTGGCGTTCAAACTGATTTTGCAGTCTCCGTTTAAGCACCTCGTCTTCCGTCTCAGAGATAGCACCGTCATATGCAGCTAAACGTCTTTTTGTAGCTCGTATAGACCGCTCCATAGCACGCTGTTTCTGCGATAATTCATACTGTCTGTTGTTTTCGGTCACGTCAACAGGGAGATTAGCACGTTCGGAAATTCCCTCGAAAAACGGATAAAAATCATGTCGGCAGTTCCAGCCTTTCAAGCCGTCACCCGTTCCGTAGCCTGTGGCGGTGCTGAGTTTAGGGTATTTTTTAGATTTGCCCGAAATGCTGTAAACCTTGCCTTGCCATAAAGCGTGTGAGGGACGCGCGCCCATGTGTGCGGTGACCTCAACCAGATCGCAGTCCATTTCTGCGGCAAGATCAAGCTGCATCTGACCTGCGGTCTGACTTATGCCCGTCATTACCGCACGCCGCACTGCAACGTCTGCCCAGTCGGTCTTACCCGATGGATAAGTTACAGTCGCAATACCTTGTTTAGCAAGCTCGACAACTGCGTCGTAAATAGCATCCTGATATGTAAAAGCACCGCTTTGTACCTTTAACCATGCCTTGTCCATAAGATGAGTAACAGTTGCCTGCGAGGACTCTACCATGGACTTACACAGATTTTTTGTCATACCATTTGCATTTTTAACGCCTGCCTTAAGCGTGTTGGATAATGCCACCGACCTCAGAGCGGCGGAGCAGTCCTTGCCGTAAGTTCTGTATATCTTGGCGTCGTTGTTGATTGCCTCCTTACAGGCATCGGTGTACAGCTTTGATATCTGCCGCTTTGATTTGCCTGTAAATTCTGCAAGCATAGCAGTGATCTCTTTTGTAGACATCTTCAGCTGGCTTGCTTTGTACAACTGCCATTCCGCCGAGGGAGTAAGATAGTCCGCTTTAACAAGCTTTTTGGCAATAGACTTGATTATATCAGTCTGTACCTCGCTTACAAGATCAATCAAGTCATCTGGCAGTTTTTGTAACGTCTGAGGGGTAAGCATTACTCCTCACCGTCCTCAAAGCCCATAAGCTCATCGTCGGTAGGTTCACCGTCTGCAAGACGTGCCTTTGCCTCCTCTTCCGATTCGCCGTACCATTTAACACGGTATTCCCACTTCTGCATTAAACCTGCTGTGACATCATCTTTGTCACGTTGTCGCTCGGCATTTTCGTCTACCAGTGGACTTTGGTCAAAGACTATGGATATATGTGCGTCCTCCTTGACCTGTGCGTCGATAAAGCTGTGGCCTATCCAGAGGAGCGTTTTAACAAGACCATGCAAAAAGCTCTCAACTTTTATAAAATGCTTGTGTGCGTTTTGGATCAAGTCCTGCTTGTCGCCTGTGTACTGGGTAGCAGTTACTATAGAGCCTGCATTAAACTGATAATGCTTAGTACCAAATCCCACCTTAAAGCTGAGATAATCAAGCTGTGCCTGTATACCCGCCGTATTGTCTGCAACTCTCAGATCGGGATTATGCTCCTGCACCATACTCTTACCCGTGCCATCGTCCATAGTCTCACCGATATAATAAAACAGTTGTTGATTTACCTCATCGGGAGCAACCTTTTTATCTCCAGACATATCTTCAAGCATATTTTTGTTTAAAAACACTTTTTTCTGTCCCAACCAAAAATCAGAGTTAAGATTATTATATGCAAGATCAACTCCCTTCAAGTTGTCAATCGCTCCGGCAAAAACCGCACAGCCCATCCCATTATTGCCGTTAATGGGATTAACGATAGCAGGTTTGCATATGGTAAACCAAGGCTTGTCTGATCCTGTATGCATTATTCTTGCAACACCGTCCGGCAGAGGTTCTTCGCTCAACAGCGATTTATCTTTTATTCCAAAGATGTGATTTTCTATGACATATTCGCCTTTTTCCAGACGGTGTATCTCAAGATACAGCTTGTTGCTGCCTTTTGTACAGATATCGGAGCAAAACGCTGCTTCGGTGATAATGCCGTTGTCCGATGATAGGACTATTATCCTATCCGCCTCAAGGTAATTTAGATCTATCCATGCGTCCGGTGACGGCAGAAGTCTGCCGTCTGAGCTTACCACAGCATTTTTAAGACGTATCACAACGGCACAAGTGCCGGAATACATCATTTTTTCCATAAGGTCGTTAGCCTGATCCCAGAAGTTGTTGCTGCCGAACACTCCGCCGTTGTCGGTATCGCCAACGATGAACTTTTCCGAGTATTCATCATCTACTTTTACAAACGTTTTGTCGTTTATTAATATGCTTGCCCAGTCCTCGCACACCTTTTTGGCCATTTTCATGGTATACATATCACGACTCTTGCGTTTTTCTCCGTTTTCAAAAGTTATCCTATGAAATGGTTCATGAAAACCCTTCCACCAGTCTTTCCATACGGATATATTATTATAATAGTCGGTCGAAATGTTATAGCCGAAGTTATTATTCAGCCAGTTTATTATCTCACTGTTCAAATGTTTTCACCTCCTGCCAGCGTTAGCGGCTTGATAAATTTGCTAAAGCTGTACTCCAGAGCGTCGGCGGTATCTATATCGCAAGTACCGTCGTCAAGACGCTCATCTCTGTCCGGAATTTTAGGATCCCATATCTGCTCCGACAAGCTTCCGATAACATTTTTGCAAATGTCAAGCACCCAAAATCTGCCCTGAACCATCAAAGACGTAAGCATAGATATTCTGTCGTTTCGTGGAGCTTTGTAGCAGTCCACGATCTTGACCATCAGTCTTGCTCTGGCACAGGCTACTCTCAGACCGTTTATTACCGCTTGGTTTTCGTTGTCCGCCCATGCAAATTTAATTAAAAGCGGATTAAAACGCATATATAACGTCTTTACAAACTTTATAAAAGCAGTGTAAATAGTATCGGGACCGACCTCGCCCTTGCCGCCGTCTATTTTGTGATCTGCAATAACGACAAGCTTTTTAAAGCCCTCAATAAAAGCCGTAGCCACGAATGTGGTCTTTGACTTGTTGCCGCCGAAGTCGATACCTATCTGTATTGATGTGATCTTGCTTTTGTCAAGCTGTGATTCGGGTATTATATACTTTTCGGGGTCGTTGGCAAAGCTCTGGAAGATAAGACCCTCTGCCGCTATCCTTAACCCCAGTATATCTCGCTTGTACCAGATAGATGTCGGATCGTACTGAGATTTTACCTCAGCCTTACGCTGATCTGAGATATTTATGTTATCGTCAATAGTAAAATGTGCGTAGTTGTATCCACCGAGGAATTTGCAATCGGCGGCGTCCTGCTGGTACTTGTCAATGTACTCGGTGTATATCCAGCTTTTTGGATTGTCCGGGTTAAGATCCCACCATATCTTACGCTTATCTGCGGCGATAGATCTGTTAAAAGCCTCCTGCACAAATGATTTGTGATGCAGATTGATCTCAGTACCTATCCACATACCATAAGAGTTGCCTCGTATGGACTTATAACTGCTGGCAAGCATAGCGCCGGAAAAGATGACGATCCTTGTTTTAAATCCTGTATCCTTGCCCTTTATGATAAGAGCCTCATTGCCCTTGTACTTACCCCAGCGGCATTGACCTCGAAAGAAATGCTCAATACCAAAGCCGTTACAGTCGCCAAGAATGATTTTCGCATTGCCGAGTGTTGACGCCGATGCAAGATGTATCTTGTCTTTAGTAGTCTTAAGCTCGTGACAAAAAGCAAGAACGTTGTCCACTGTCTTTCCGGCTCTTACCGCTCCCTCGGCAACGTTTATCATGCAGTCCTGTGACTTTCGGATATATGCCTTATGCTTATCGCCAAAATTGTAGGGTATGGTCTTTTTGCGTTTCTCAGGCTTAGTTGTCCTTGCCATAGATATCCTCCTCAATTTCCGACGTGTCCTCCAGCTCAGGATCAGCCTTGGGATTCGGTGACCAGTTTTCTTTGTCTTTATTCTGCAAATAGCTCAGAGCGGCGGACGGATTGGGAGCGACTTTTTTTACCCTGCGCCTGATCGTTTTGCG